CGGAAAACCGTTAGTCAATAGAGTAGAAAACTCATAGCCATTCCAAGCATCGACACCGACAAAAGGAAGATTGTCTTCATCAATACCGTATGCGGTTCTATTGAGATGACGAGGTACTGCAACAAGCAAGCTTGCATCTACATCATCAGGAGTAACATAAGGCTTAACTACTGAACCGTCACCAGCTTTACCTAAATGCTTACTCGCTATATTTTCTATTTCACTCATTTAATACCTCTGTCTCTTTCTAGTTTATCAATAGCAAAATCTATAAACTGCCTTGTCTTATACAGTTCATATAGTATATCATCTTTCTTGCCAAGACGCCACAGATACTTAAACGCTTGATAGCGATTATAGTCTGTATATGGATCGTTTTGATGTTCGTTACATAGTTGCTCAATAACTTGTATACATTCTATTGAACCTTCTTTCTGACTATAATGATCAGGTCTTGCGTTACCGTCTTCTTCAATCTCATTTGTCATATTTTATCTCGCAAAAAATCACACCAGAGATCAATAGATAGATCTCTCAAGTTATTAATTAAATCCAGCTTAGTATCTTCATTCTTAATAATATACTCAGCTGACGATACGATCTCACCACTATCTACTTCTGGTACAACTTGATGGATAACAACACCGGTTGAAGGTAGACCAAGCTCTAATGCTTTAGCTTGAGGATGTATACCTTTTAACTCTGGATACTTAACAATATCACCAGGATGTACGTTATACATATTTTCACAATTAGCGTTACTTGGAATAAGTCTTAAGTATCCATGTAACGTAACAAGTATATCTGGATTACTAGCACTTCTATAATCAAGTAATTCCATAATAGCATTATGCGAAGCTAACCAAGTATCCTCTTTAATTAAAGGATGCCAGTCGGTTCGCATTTTATCGCAACAGATTAGATCAGGCTTCTTACCTAACTCGTCTATAATAGCAGCAAGTTCATTACCACTGTTTGAAAATAAAGCAATCCACATATTAATTACGCAATCGTCAAGTTTGACTTAAACATACGAACATTATAGAGTATATCGTCAACATTTTCTACTTCTTCATCGAGTAATGTAAATAGTTTTGTTGACTCTTTATTATTTAATCCGTGCAAACCATAATCCATTCGCTTGTATCTGATACCTTTCATTCCATGCACAACAGGATTGGAAGTATCAATTGTATCAATCCAATGCCAATGTTTGTAAATAGCAAATTCTTGAGGTAAGCCAGCGCCTAGTAGGTGATGAGGTTTTGTAGTATCTAAGATACCATCTTCATACATGTCCAGTAGCATGTTCTGTCTACCTTTCATCCATGCATGATACTTAGTAGTTTCGTTAGGAAATTGTTGCTCGTAATAACTATAGTCAAAAGAGATAGCAATAACATCGGCATATTCTCTCATGTATTGATAGCATTCGATAATCTCTTGATATGTCTTTCCTTGCACTACTCCAATCTTCTTACCTGGAAGATCATTATAGTTGTTCATCCATAGCTCAAAGTTAGCAATAGTTTTATCTTTATCTTCTAATGCATCAGGAACAATATATGCAGAGGGCTTAAGTTTGTTTACATACTCAGCGAATTTACTAATATCAAATGCAGTACCAAGTTCGAAGATGCTATTGTCTAAAATAACATATCTTCCTTTGGATAAAGCATCTTCAAAAAAGCTGTAGTATTCTTCGCTCTCATCAAACAGATGAACGAGAGCATAATCATAATCAGTTACTTCTTGAACTTTTCTGATAATACTTAAAGGGGCTTCGTGGGCTATTCTCATCTCGTTTTCTCGCAACATCCAGATTTGTATTACTGGTCTTAATCATGCGAATGTCTTGCTTGTAATGCTATATTATCAAAGAACTCTTTCTTTACGTCTGCTTCATTAAACGCACCGTTTAACACAGTAGTTTGAGTCAATGAAGATGTAGCCATTATACCTCTATTAACACAACAGCCGTGTTCAGCTTGAATATACACTGCAACATCTACACTGTCAGTAGCTTGCATAATTTCGCGAGCAATATCATTACAGAGCTCTTCTTGCAATGTACCACGACGGGCACACCACTGAGCTATGCGAGTGTATTTGGATAAACCTATTACTTTACTACCAGGAATGATACCGATGTATGCTACCCCGGTTACTGGCTGGTGATGATGAGAGCACATTGACTTAAGTTCAGATCGTACTACAAGCATACCTGCATATCGATCTTGCGAATCGTTAGGAAAAGCTGTAGCAGTAGGTCGTTCATTATATCGACCTGACATGATTTCATTGATATACATCTTTGCTAGACGTCGACCCGT